ATGCCGATCCCGTCATAACCTCGAAAGCGATCGCGTTATTCTCTAGTTCCGTCGCAAGCAAAACGGATTTCTTGATCGCCTGAAATCCTGCCGCGATGCCGATGTATTGGCCTGCTGCCGCTTGGAGTGATCGAAGCGAGATCGCTTGAGCGTCAACGGTCCTCGATGCGTCTTGCGTCGCTTGAGCCAGTCGCTTCGTCGCTGCCGTTTGTTGCTCGGTCTGTTGAGTCGCGATACCGTACTTGGCGATTAGATGGTTTTCAGCCTGAACGAATTGCTGGATGGTTATCGCGCCTTCGCGTAGCCCCTTTTCAAACGATGCCATTTGAGCCCGAAACTTATCAAGCGGTGGCTCGGACTGCTTTAGGATGGCAGTCATGCTTCGTAATTCGGTTCGGGTGAATTCGCCGCCGTCGGCATTCATCCCGATTCGGATATTCGCTACGTTGATCGTCTGCGCCATTACTTACCCCCGAATCCGAACATCGATTTCACTTGGTTCGCCATCGCCTTACAGGATTCCGCCGACTGCTTGAGAATCGACGCTGCGCTCACCTTGGGCCTGTAGAAGCGATCCGGCATAAAATCCGATGCGTCGGGCGGTTCCTCGTCGGCGCGTGCGTAGAGGGGCAGATAGAGGGCTTCCAAGAGCTTTGCGGTTTGCATCCAGCGTTCCCCCATCGGTTCCACCATGTCCCACGCTAGCCACTGATTTAAGGCCCCAGCGGGTAGACTTTGCATCCACGCCGCCGGATCCTGTATGCCCCATTTCAGGCAGAGCCTAAACGCCACTTTTAGGCGTCGGCTCTTTCTGATTTTTTTGCAAGGGCCTCGATCTCCCCTTGGTCGTACTTGTTGATCTCCAAGCACTGATCGTAAAGGGGCCCAACAACCGATCTGGGAAGGTCTCGCAATACGTTAGGATCCGTTACAACCCGCTGCCCCGATTCGTCCCGAAGGCAGTAGGCAACCATCACCCGCCGGTGCGCTGTCCAGTCATAGCCCTTTTTGGTCTGCAGTTCGACTTCCATGTTCGCCGCATCCGATTCGGATAGCTCATGGATGAAGTATTGCCGACCCTTGACCGTAACAGGCTCAACGGCCAAATCACGCTTTGCCAGTGCAAGGAAATCGTCTTGGCTACTCATCGTCCTCTTCGTCCTTCGCTTGTTCGATTGCTTCGAGTGCTGCCTTGACGAATGTACGCGAAACCTGTTCGGGCGGCTGAACCTTGGCCGGATAGCCTTGGATCGCTTCGAGTTGCATTTCAAGCGAAGCGATTTCGTCAGCCGTCAAGGCATCATGCGGGAATTCAAATATCGCTTGAATCTGTGGCGATTCACCGAATGGCAAATAGCCTACTAGCTTACCGCCGACGCGGATCTGGCATTGATTCAAATCCCGCTCGATCCCAGTAGCCAACGAAATTCCACGCTGGCGATTTAATACAAAAACCATCTTCGATCATTCCTTACGCTGGGGTAAATGTAACGTCAGTGGCCCCGTCGAATTGCAGTTTGTAGCTGCCCTTCATTACCTCGCCCTTGGCAAGCTTTGGCGTCTTGACTTCCTTGACGAAAGCCGTCCCCTGGAAGGATCCGGCCCCTGGTAGGGTGATTGTCACGGAGGTTCCCGCGTAAGGCTCCGAGGTTGGAATCATCGTAGCCGCGAAGGGAATCGCCGCTCCGAGCCAATTAAACACAACGTCAACCTCTGGATTCTTCCGAAGGTCCGAGGGCCGAAGTGCCTCAAACCCGGTTGTGTCCAGGCTGGTAATATCGAGCGAGTCGACGCTAATCGTCATTTCGCCAATTGAAACCACCTGGGTGGTGATAAGGCTAGTACCCGAAATCGTCGCTCCGAGTCCGGTATCTGCAACTGTCAATGCTGCCATGTTTAAGGCTCCTTGTAGTGGACAAGCATATCAAACGAAACTATGTACCTGTGCTCTTGATTGCCGTCTGTTGGCGGCTCTTGCATGTATTCATCGCCGGAATCGAAATCGATCCCGCAAAAAGTGTGTGAACTGACAACGCCCCGAAAGGCATCGACTCCAGTATCCCTAATCGCTCGACTGATCGCGCTTGCTGTGGTTCGCGTCAATGCGTAGCACTCGATCGTAAATCGTGCGTGAGCTAGCTTGCTGAGGCCCTGTAAATGGCTTTCGCGTTCGGTCGATGTGACGTAGTAAACCACGGCTGGAAGCGTTGCGTTTTGAACCAAGGCGTCAGGGTACATACGCTGCCCTATCAACGTAGATACCGCCGAGTAGCTCAATACTTTGGTTCGCAATGCTTCGCCGATCGCCGACATTTACAGCTCCCCGCTCACAACGCTGATCGTCCTTGCTGCCGCTTCGCTCGACCCGCTGACAACCTTGAGGAATCGCACCCCGGCCATCACTTCGGTATTAAGCGAAACGTACCGCGATGCCGCAACAGTCACCGCGTATTCGGTCGAGCCGTTGTACAAGGCGAAAAAGTTATCGCCATCGGTCGAGGCCTGGAACTTAAATTCGGTCCCGGTTAGCGTCGCTGGCGTCCTCAGTGCAAGCACCGTCCTGCCGCCCTCGATGGTAATCGACGTCGATACAGTCCCGCTCGATGCAATCGTGACGGTCCCGGTCAATGAAAGGTTCTTAGCCAATTCGTAGCTCCTTTACTTCCTTTTGAAGTTGATTGACGAAAGCCGCTTCGGCCGCGCCCGAGGTCTGGCGATAAGCCCGCATCGGGGCGCGTTGTTCTTTGGGGAATGTCGCGACGGTCGCTTTCGATCGGTTGATCCGAGTGTATTGCCGACCCGAACGGCCCGTATAAACAACAGGCGATCCAGGCTTGCCCCAATGGTTTCGCGTGTAGCTTTCGCCTTTGCGGTACGGCATGACAAATTGCTGTTTGTTGCCTTTTGGGTATGTCGCTCCAATGACAACGCCAACGCCACCCTTAAAAACCTTGTGCGAAAAATGCTGTCTTGAGTCGTTTTGGAACGCTGCATTATTCTTGAATTTCTTGGACCACTTGAGCCGCGACCCGGTAGACCTCGATGATTGAGCGTGACCCTGGCAAGCCGCCGCAACAGGCTTGGCAAAGGATCCAAGGCATCGACCGAATGGAGCGTTGCGAAGCATCAAGGGGATTTGCCCGATCTGCTTGATAAGATCCTCGTTGATTTGGATTGAAGTACTCAAGGCAACACCGCCGCGCAAATGATGTCCATGTAGTTTCTCAAGCCGTCGACCATGTTTACCGCTGTGATTCCGTAGGTTTCGCCCTGGTAAACAACCCGCATTTGAACCGTGTAGCCCGATCGATACCGGACTCGAAAAACCGCCCGAGTCCCTGCCTCAAGTTGTCGACCCCTCATTGATTCGATTCCAGCCGTTGGCTCAAACTTGCAAGGCTCATCGACTACATAGGGGGACCAAGAAACGATAGGCTGTCCCGCTGCGTCGACCGTTTCTGTTGGTTGTTGAATTGTGCATCGGTGCCGCAGGGCCCCGGTAAGTTGGTTCTTAGGCCTCACTGCGCATACTCCCCATCGGGAAATTGCACAATAACCTCCATCTCGATTGTTACTAAGCCGCCGGTTTTAACCGTTGGCTTCCAGCACCTAACGAGGAATTTTCTTCCGTCTTCGCAAGTCAATCCACCCTCTGGGATTTTAATTGCTGCGTTAGTCCGGTCGAGCGGATTGGTTTTTTCTTGTGGTTTGTTCATGGGTAGCTACTCCGCATAAATCGCCGAACCAACATTTCGTAAGGTCGCATCGTTTGCATCGCGTCGGACATAAGCATGTCTCGGTTTTCAAAGTAGTGAGCCGCAAGCATCAAGATAGCCGCCCTAGCCGCCTCTGGTACGCTCTGCCCGTCTTGCGAGTGCCCAGCCTTGTACGTTACCGTCCAGGCATCCCAACGCGATACGGTCGCCGGTAGCGTCACTAGGTAAGCAAGCCGGATTTCGTCAACGTGCAATTGGTACTGACTGGCCGCTAACGTCTGGAGCGTGTTGAGTCCATCGTAATACTGAATCGAGGTTATCGAGTGAATCGGGCTTCGCGGTAGCTTCAATCCATCGGTCCAATAAGGCAACCGGACTCGAAGCGTTTGAAAGCATGTCACGCTGTCGGTATCGTGCTCCCATTGCTCCCTAGCCGCCCCAATCAAAGCGGTAAGGTGCGTATCATGGCTTGTGTCGCTGCTTGCGATTTCGAGTTGTTTCTTGACCTCGCTGAGCGTCACCGGCTCGGCTGTTGGCTTCGTCACTACTTCGGGTTTCAATCGCACTTGCAACACCCCTTTGAATCAAAATCAACGCCACGCCATCGGAGAGACTTTCCAGCCTTGAGCCAGCCGGAAAGCCTCTCCACATTGTCAATAGCTCGACGATCATTAGATCACCAAGCAAACATCGCCATCGGCAACACCCGCCGAAGTCGTTGGTGGCAATTTGCCGTAACCGAGGACAGCGACGCCCGCGATGAACCCGCCGCTAGAGCCATCGCCGAAGGTCGCGACAACCTTTAGGAATGGCTCACGGCCCCGCATGTCGACCATGAAGGCACAAGTCTGGCCGTCGTCGGTCGCGCTTGGCAAGGCAAGCGTAGCTCCGTTGTAGCCCGTTCCAGCCGCAAA